CAGCTACAGAAGAAGAAGCCGGGATGTTGATGAATTGGTCATTGTACTTGTCATAAACCCGTAGCCGACCCGAGTCGACGATTGCATATGAAGAGCTGGTCAATGCATCCGCAAAAGTTTTAATTTCCGCGGCGGTATCTTGGCCAGAACTTGGGGACATGAACGCAACAGCGTCACTGCGACCAATGGCCACAGAGATAACGTCATTGGCGATAGCTGTTTCAGAACCGGCAGGCAGATCAGGACAAATCAGCAATGAGATGTCAGATGTGTCAGCGTCTTCCATAAGGTCAAATCCAGCGGCAACTTGAGCAGCACCCAGAGCAGCGGAATCAACACCAGCGGTTAATGATGCCTCGATGATACCATCAGTATCAGTTACGGCATAATTGACAGAACCGGGCGTGGCAGCAGTACCAACATTGGCAGAAAAACTTGTTGTGTCATGGGAACCAAACCAAATGTATTTGGACTTGGCGTTGATCACATCCACATAGTAGTTTGAAGAGCCGTTATCGTTCTTAGCGTCGGACGCCTGAGAAACATAATCAAATACTTCCAGAACAGTTCCAGCAGTTCCAGTGAATGAACCGTCTTCATCGATAATCGCGATGTGGAGTTCGTCATTTGTAGAACTTTTACCCGCGACAAAAGAAGACGTTCCGACCGGTCCGTTAAATCTTGCTTTGTGAGCCCAGCCATTGAACGATGTCAGGGTTGTGGCTGCATCTGTTTTAAATGCATGGACAGAAACTTTCAGAGAGTTACCAAGATCACCCGGAAATTTTGCAATCCAAAGGCCTTCGGTAGCGAACGCGAATGTTTGTGAGTCATAATTGGTAAGATTTTTTACAACTGTGGACGCATCACCACCACTGTTGGCATTGTTTGCCACGGCAGTTGTTTCGCGTGCAACTCGTAACGAATTACCATATTTCAGGAAATATGCAGCGGAGTGGAAGTCTACAGTATTAGTTGCATCAGGTGCAGCAAAGGTTGAAACTAGTTCGTTCTCATTAGAGACAGTGACCAGCTCACTGACTGGACCCCAACGGAAATTACCAACCGTTGCACCAGTTGTTGTTGCAACGCCAACTACGACGCCAGTATTGTCAGTCTCGGATGTAACGACACCCGGAGACACTTGATTAAAAGCCATCTATTGTACCTCGGTATTAATGATGCGAAAATGATGTGTGCATAACGATAAAGAGTTCACTGTATCTATTTATAAAACGGGAAATTCCATCACATAAATTTGGTGAAGGTCTGTCTGTCGGGAATAACACCAAACATGCTGTCGTCTTCGACAGGCCGCCCCACCTCTTCACCCATAAATCCGTCCATATTTACGGTTTCTAGTTCGGTTCCATCGTCGTGAAAACCAAAGGGCGGCACGTCATCCTCAATAATTTTCATTCGTTCGGCGAAGAGTGCATCCCGGATATCAATATCTGTCATACCTCGAAACATTTCCGTCGAAGTAAACCACCCAAATATGACCATAGTCATTGCGATGTCATCATGGTTGCCAATAGTCGCACCATAGGTGCCTGCCCGTTCGGCAAACGTACACATTTCGGTAATTGCTGTACCATCCCTGATGTCTAGGTGGTTTCGTTCGATCAAATCCTTGAGTTGTGAGCACCCCAGACTTTTTGTTCTTTTATTTTGTGTGAGGCCCATCCCATCGGCTTTGACAGTGGATTCAACATACATATTTTCGTACTCAATATCGTAGTAGAGCGCTTTACAGACTAGCGATCCCCGGTCATTGGCCTCCACGATAACGAATGATTCATTGTATAGTGTCGCATATTTGGCGATTACGTCAGGAAACAGTAACGGAGAAATTCCATTATTGGCATAGACTGCCACCTGTTTAAATGGTTTTACCGATATATCAAATATAGAGAAGGCCGAATAGTCTTGCCCAATCCCATGAGCGACATCAACGGTCATGATATATGAATGATCCTCTTGGGGTGTATCGTAAATTCGAAGCTTGCCATTCTCCCGAACATGTTCGGGATCAACAGCCTTAAATTTTAACAAAAATTCTGGGGAAATCAACGTATTGCCGTTACCGATAAACGAATTTTCGAACTCTTGGCTGAATTGTAACTCGCTGGTATTTTCAATGGTTTCTGCTTTCCACTCTTCGTCGCGGCCCGGAACATCCCACCAATCCACGCGAAATCCTTTATATCCTTTGTCTGAGGTATTGGTAACAGCCCGTTCCCAAAGCTTATGAAACATATTACCCACACCATTAGGCGTTGACGTAATGATAACCCGCGAGCTTTCACCCGACGAAATAACAGGATATGTCGAAGTATAGAATGTCGCATCATTCTCAACAAATGCAAACTCATCAAGATAGATCAGATTACAGTTATGCGAAATCACCCCATTTGTCGTGTACGCATGGGTGTCCGAAACATCGAGTAAATCATATACGTTCTGGTTATCCACAATTTCTATAGAAATTACAGTTTTGTTTGGCTCAACAATATCCCCGCATTCAATAAAGTCCGCTTCAACCCAATCAGAATCAATCTTTAATCTATGATCAGCAGTACACTGTAGGTGTGTGCCGTCATGAAACGTTATGTGATATAAAATTTCCGATAGACCTTGATTTATAATACCGGCAAAGGATTTGAATCCTTCGTTAGTCAGTACTTCTAACATTTCTTGCCCTTTGGTACAAAACCCCGCACCCATCCGTTAGGAATATCTACAGCAAAGCATAATTTTTTCGCATACGAAATTGGATCATAACAATACACTTTACCAATATTGTGTGGCGCTTTACCTTTCTTGGCAGCACTCATTCGGGCTTTGGATTCATCGGATCTTTTCATTCCTCTATGCGTATCCGCCATTTTTTTAATTTTTTCTGGGTTTCTATTAATTTTGTTAACCCACTCGACGCTTTTCTTATGACCCATCAAGCTTGCTGAAATTTTATCCTTATGTGCTTTTGTAAAGGGTATGCCCTTAAACCTTTTGCTGGCTCTTTCGGCATGCAACACACTTTCTTGTGCTCGCTCTATTTCTCTTCGGTCAAACCGCTCTTCTGCATGTTTTTGTTTCCGGCCATCCACAAATTTGTGGTTATTATCGGGATCGCCCATAATGTCGAAAAATCTATTGGGCCCCCCCGTAATACCTAAAGCCTTTCTTGCGGATGTCTTACCCTTTACAACATTACCATCGATGATATATTCTTCACCATTTCGCGTATGACCCCGTTGACTTTTGGACAACTTCGCCAATGTCTCTGGGCTGTGTTTCTTCCCATAAAAGCCATTGTTTGAACCATAAGAAATTCTAACATTGCCGCCAATAGTTATATTATAAGTGTCTTCTCGCAGGGTGAAGTCTTTATCAACAACAGAAGCTTCGTAAGCTTCGGCTTCCGCTTTTGTGTCAAAAACTTTTAAGATTTCTTTGGTAAAATTTTCAACCCCATATTTCGACAGAGCCCTCTTGATTAATTTACCCGATCCCATATAACCATCATCAAGATTATTGGTCTTGTGAAATCCAACATAAATCTTCTCGTTAATTTTGTTAACAATTTTATATACTGTATAAAACATTTCTTCTTCCTTGACGACTTTGCTTTTATTTATAAGGTCGTCAATTTCGAGATAATATAAATTGTCTTGTTCGTCGCAAACTGTAACCATGGTAGAACCAACCACACAACTTTTCCCCCGAATTGAAGAAGAAGACGTTGCGGCTGCAAGTATGCGTGAGTTGTTAGAAAATTCTATGGTTGTTTTGTTGAGTTCTTTACACCCTTGCTGTAGAAAGAATGGAAGATTTTCAAGCATAAGAGAGATTCGTCCCAACATTTCTCTCGCTGTGTCCAACTTATTGGCGAGGATCGCGACAGTTTTTGTGGCCGTGAATAATGTGTAATGTAATAAATATGCACACACAGAAATCGACTTGCCGGATTGACGGCAAGCCAATACAATAGAAAATCTATTTTCATCAAAATGTTCAAACATTTTATCTTGATAATCATAGAGATTAAACGGAACCAATCCGCGATCAAGATGTATAACCTTTAGGTAATTTTCCGTGAAATATTTTACAGAATTTTTACACCGGGCATACTCAATGACCTCATCACGAGTCATCGTGAGTTTAACGCCAGCCTTTTTGACTAGCGGGTTGCCCATATAAGTAGAATGTTTTGGTTTATCCCAATTAATATCCATGATTATGCGATCTTAAGGGTTGCCCAATTGCTATTATTATATAGCTCTTTTATATATTGACTCGCCGGACCGGTTATGTCATCATCAACAGATGTGGCAATAATAACTTTGGAAGACATCATCGTGGGAACAATTCCTTCAACATACTCTCGAATGTCTGCCTCCTTACAATAGGCAACTTCATCCAACACAAGCAGCGAGATGGTTTGCCCCTTGGGTGGGCTTGTTACGGCATGGACCGTGACGATTGATCGTCCTATTTGAATTGTATTCTGGTTGACAATAATATCATAACCGAATTCCATGATGTTCAAATCTTTGATCATTTGTTCCATCCGCACTAAAACGCGGTGCGCATTGCTAAGGTTGCAAGATGTGAGGACAACATTGGCTCCCTCATGAATAATCATGTGGTCCAGAATATACTGAATACTTGCGTGAGTTTTACCGGTCTGTCGATTACCATCAACAATAGACCATCGATTATCTTCGTAATGGGCAAGCATTCTGGCTGTATTTTTACGGAGCCGAATTCTTGTCTTGGGGTGTGCTTGGTTTATTATCATGATTTATTCTTCTTCTGCATAACCATCTGTGTCGTAACCAGCCGCTTTTTCTTCGGCGGCTTCCTTGGCTTCAACTTCTAAAAATTCAACGTCAATTGTTCCATCTTCGATAGCTTTATCAAGTTCATCGGTCGAGCCAATAAATGCCCGCTTGGAACTTTGGTCTTCTATTTGTGGGATGTAATTGGGGTTATTGGCTGTTTCGTGGTCAATAACCTGTTTGCGCCTGTGCATCTCAAGAAATTTGTCATTCATATCCGAGACATTCTTGATGCCGGAAAAGAAAACTTCATATGCTCGGGGATGCTGACTCGCCTTGGCGACGGCTTGGGATTCTTCAACTGCTTCCATACCCAGCTTAATTAATTTTTGTAGGGTGTCTCTAGAAAACTCAAAATCTTTATTTATTTTTTTATCACTCATGTAATCACCTATAATTCTGCGATTATTCCACCCCTCATGGTTTTATCGCCCTTTTTGTAGTCAGGTCTTTGTTTAAATGTTGTTTGCAACAACTCCACACGCACCACACCATCTGTTCTAAATAAGCGCCATAAGGGTTTTGAATGTGAGAATGAAAAACCTCTATCAGCATTCAAATGCCATGCCCGTAACAACATTGCTCCCGAACCACTGAACCCAAATGCGTGGGGTTGGATGATCCGCCAACCATTGGGGTTCGCGGTGTCACGTTCCGGCGACACATAAAAGATGCGAAGCTCTCTCTGGTTGGCAATAGCCTTCTTGATCAACCGTTTGACCTTCGCGGTTGTGGGTCCGGCCTCCATGATCAACATGGTGCGGACTTCGTTTATCGTTTGAAATTCATCGTAGTCACGCATTATTCGTCCCAGCTCTCCGTGATGTCTATGGTGTGGGTGTCCGTTATTTCTGCTGTCGATGGATTGACCGCGGCGGTTACAGTCCCGTAAGTTTCGGTATTAATTGTGAAGTCCTTGAACGCGATGGTTGCAGTCTTGATGACCGGTCCATCACCCCCATCTTTGACTTCATCAAATATATTTATATGGGCATCAAAATCTAGCGTGTACATGATGATCCGTCGGGATTGAAAGTCTCCCTCAAAATCATCAGATGGCCCTATAGATGTGAGCTTAAATTTAATTTTATCGTCGATATCGGTTCGCCCCGGAATAGGCAGTATGTCCAGTGTGTAAGACGGCTTGAAGATCTTGGCGATTTGTTCCACAATCTGAAACATGTCATCTTCTGTCTTGGCAATAATTATTAATTGATACGACAGGATGTACGGCACAGGGTTATATACTTTGGTTCTCTGTTCGGGATCGGTTGAGTCTGCCAAACAAAAATCATTTTTATTGAACTGTCGTTCGGCGTCATAGGTCAGTGCTGTGATCTCGAAACCTATTCTGGGAAGGATCGGACCTTGTTTAACACCGTCAACGTCTGGCAGTTGCTCAAGCCGCGCCAGAAACTTTTGCTTGGGGCTGTATGCCAAGGGAACTCTTTCTTGGTTCTTGACAACCGACCCATGCTTTCGAAGCACATAAATGTTGTTGAACAAATTCCCGAATATAGCGGTGGTGTTTCGAATGGCTCCGTGATAAAAATAACCTTTTAACATTATGGCTCCCCGAACGGATTAGTTACAGTGAAGTCAATGAGAGCATCACCTTCTGTTTCAAAATTATCATTCCGCGCACCGACAGCCATAACTTCAAGCACAGCCGTAACGTCCAAAGTCACGGCAGAACGTGCCCCGACCAAATTGGTGCCGGTGACAAACAAACCAAATCCACCACTATCGTTAGCGATGTGTGCCACAGTGACCTTTGTTCCATCCAGATGCACGACTTCCCCAGTAATGATCTTGTCGGTTAGAGTCTGCGAAACAGTCTCCCCGATTTCATACAAGCCAGCTGTAGCTGTGGTCAGTTCCATTTTATATCCCAGATTTTCGATAGCCACAAAGTCTGGATCACCGGAATGAATATCAAGCCCTTCGATATCGACATCAATTACTTCGCCATTGTTCTCGAACGTTGAGACAGAGAGACGATAGACAGGAAGATTATTTAGCGCGTGGAATGGAAACTCGTGTTCAACATGCATGATTTCGAACAAATGGTTGGATAGGGGCAGGAAAAGTAAATCTCCTTCTCTGGGGCGTGTCAGTGTGGAGTGAGGGCCAAAGCCTTGCAAGGCCTGTTCCCAACGTCTCCGAGACATAACCAATTGGGCTTCGTCCCTGATCTCGTAACCAATCTTTTGGAAAATATCCCCCGCACCATCCCATGCTTCAATATTCTCGATATACATTTCAATGACGTATGATTCAGCAAAAGCCGAAGCGATATCGTCCCCAAGAATCATGTCCTCAGAGATAACGTCACGTGGGATATAATAGAAGTCATGACCAAACATCTGGATTGACTCAAGAATGAGGTCGGAGAAAAGGTCTTGTTCGCCTTTATACCCAAGATTTGAAATGTGTGGGTTCGTTACCATTTACTTATTTATCCTTAGCCAAAGAAGAAATCGACCGGGTCTTCTAAAACCAACCTGATCTCTTCTTCTTGTTGTTCCCGAAGAGCAAAGGCCTTGTCCTGAATTTGTGAACCGTTCATGGTCACACCACCCAGTAAGACAACACCGTCAAATTTTGCGATATTCTGCCCCCATTGTTCCATGATCAGGGTTGTGGCATACGCCTTAAGTAACCGATCATTATACATTTTGGGTGCCGTGGCTGGATCAACAATTCGCATGACTTCCATCACAATATGTTTGTCTGGGAGCATCTCAGACCAATCCAAGAAAATATGTAGACGGCTTTGATGTCGCTCAAACGCTATTTGTTCGTGCCGGTTAAAAATTTCATTTAAAAATTCAAGGTGCTGCATCGTCATCATGTAACCAATAATACTCTGGCCAGCATTCCGAAGGTTCCAGATTTCCTCCAGACGAATTTGGTATTCGACATCAAACAGAATATCACTGGATGTTGATAGAGGGACAGGAAGCACACGAATAACTTGTAGGACATCATCACCCACAGTAATAAATTCGTTATCAATATCAGTTTGTGTCAGTTTGTGTCTGGCAAACACTTTTAATTGTCCGTCTGAACTGAATTCTTGGATGTACTGGATAGCGTCATCGATACGATCTTCGATTTGCTCTGGATCAACATTGATTTCTGTGACCGGCGATCCCAATTTCCTTAGGCAATATTCTTTTAGTGTGGCTCTTGATGTAACGGCTGGCATGATTACCTCGTAATTTCTGGACTGATTTCGGCCCGACCTTCGAGCACTCTGTGTACTATGGGCGGGTTCGCGGCGTCAAATATTTCAACATCATAAAAATATTTTGAGGGGGCATCCAATGCTGCAGTCACAACAGAGTCCAGCGAGATTGTTATAATCCCACCGGTCGCATCAGTGACGACGCCAACAAAGGCAACGTTTGTTGTAGAGGCTATGGACAACCGAAGCTGTCCCCGGACAGTGAAGCCCGTAAGGTTAAATGCGTTACCGGCATCATCTTTCAGTGTGATGGTTGCGCTATATGTGGTTCCCTGACGAATAAGAATATCTGAATAAACTGTTCTGTCATTTCTTGTGATCGATGCAAATACCATTAGACTTGACCTTTTTCAAGAGCTTCCACACGTTCAAGCAAAGCTTTATTGGCTTCTACAAGAAGCGCGACAATACCGTTGTAATCAACTCCAAGAATTTCTTGGGAATCAATTTCGTCTACAGCATGCACAACTTCGCTCAAAGCTTGACGTGCGTCCTGTGCGATCACACCGGCCTTGCGAGCATTTCTCAGGTTAGGGCTGCGCTTCTTGGCTAAATCATTCCAATTGTAGGTGACGCCATTAAGATGTGAAAGTCTTACGAGTGGGTCGTCGATTGGTGCAATATTTTCTTTTAGATTTGCATCAGAGAATGCACTGATGTCCCCGGTCGCAATAATCGCACCAGTCACATCAATACCAGCCGCATCACACCGAAGAATTTCAGCGTTCGCAATTTGGGTAACCACTGTGGTCGTGGAGAATACAATATTCTCACCCGAACCGTTGGTGATTGTGCCGTTGGATGGCAGCGTTGTTGTGCCCGTAACAGTTAGCCCACCGGCAGCTTGCAGCACGCCGGAGACATTAAGAATACCAAAGAAATTGGATGTGGTTGA